ATGGTTCAGAACAATCCGCTATAAAGGGTATTGTATTCCGAAGCTAATGCTCTTTCAATATCTTGTAGATAACAAGAATCATCCTATTCGGATAAGACTTGTTATGACAGTCTTGAAATCCTATAGGCTTAAGCCTTGGGGGAAACCCTCATTGGATTCTATTGTGAATGTGGAACGTTCCAAACCAACCGCTGATTATATTCGAAAATTGAGATTGTATGTGAACTTACCAAAGGTGCCCAGTTCAGTACTGGAAACAACTGAGGCTATAGCCACTTATAAATCCTATTCCGATGATCAAGGGGTGACTCATCCCGGTCCTTATGGATTGAAGGATTTCGAATTTCCAGCCGAAATCCGCATCCTGTTTGAGGACCAGAATAACGATCCCTGGTGTTTGGGGAAGTTGGTTCCAATTCCAGACAAAGGAAAGTGGAGAACAATTCTAGTAGGCCACTGGGCAATCCAGTTGAAAGTCAAGAAATTGGCTGACTGGTTGCGCCGGTGGCTTTGGTCTCTTCCTGAGGTGGCTTCCGGTAATCAAGACAAACTATCAAAATTCATCATTTCTTCCTTGGAAAAGAAGAAATTTATGATGTCTATTGACTTGTCTCAGGCTACGGATCGCTTATCAGTTGAAGCCCAAATAAATCTACTAAACTCGATGGGAGTTCCAAAGGAATATTTTCGATTCCTGTCACTACCGGCCTATTACTCTCCAAAAGACTTTGGTGAGGGAGGTGAGGGGTTAAGGAAAGTGATTTATTCTAATGGTCAACCCATGGGTCTTTTTGTCTCTTTTCCTATGTTCGAGCTTCTCCACTACGTGGTCCTCAAATGGGTCGTAGCTGTTACTGATGCTACTTTCTCCATTTGTGGAGACGATGTGGTGATAGCTTGCAATAAGGAGGATTACCTGGGAATCTTCGAAAGATACCAGACCCTCATTGAGAGGTTTGGTGGTAAGATCTCCGAATCCAAGACGGTGCATTCAGCTAGCCTCGCTGAAGGTATAGGAGCATTATTTCTTAAGGGATATCCCAAAGAATTACGGATACCCTCTGGAAAACTCTCTATACTTGAGGCCTCGTGTCCAGGATTCTGGCTGCATCATCAAGTACAA